CGCGCCGGGCCGGAGCTGCCGGGACTTCTTCCTCGGCTACGGCTTCGTCTCCAGCATCGACGTCGGCCTCGTCGTCTGCCTCCTGTTCGGCGTACTCCATGAACTTGTTGACCTTGGCGCGCCACTCGTCATTGTACTTCTCGCGCTCGATCACCACCCGGACATAGGCGGCATCGGTGTCGGGCTCCCAGTCTCCGATCTTCTCGATCGGAGCGCCGGTAGCGTCGTCCTCGGCCGCGACGATCATCTTCTTCTTGATGTCCGTCAGGGTGATTCCGATGGAGTCGATGAACGGCTTCCACTTGAACTTGGCGCCGGGAGTGAGGGCCAGATAGGTCTTCATCACCAGGCCGTTGTACTGAGCGCGGCTGCCCTTGTTGTCGTCTGCGATGAACAGGTTCACGATCATCGGGTTGCCTGCCGTGCTCCAGGCGTACCAAGCACGCTTGATAAAGCCGCCCAGGATGGTGCCGTTGGGCGGCGTTGGGCCGGTGTAGCTTCCGAAGTCCTCGCTTACTTCGGCATTCTCCAGCTCTTCGAAGTCGGTGTCGCCGAAGTCTTCGTCCTTGAGTCGAGGCACTATTCCTCGCCTTCCTCTTGTGGGATCATGTCGGTGTGGATATGGTTAAGGAACTCCTGATGGAGCCGGTGGTCTGCCGCGTGCTCTCCCTTCGAGCGGAAGCGTAGCCGTTCGTGCCGCTTGACGCAATGCTGAATGAAGTTCTGCATCAGCATGTCGTCAGGGGCATCGACGATTGTTGGCAGGGGTGTTTCTTTGGATTTCCGGGGAGCCATTATATGCCCTTCGACATAAGCTAGCGCTTACCCTACTCTACCTATCGGATCCGACGGTAGTCTATCTGAAATCGATACCGAAGCCTGGCATAATGCTCGGTCTTTCTGATTCGGAGCGTGTCCATATCAGCCCGGCAGACAGGGTTATTCCGGACACACCATAGCGCCAGCCAACGGGCCAACGGCTTCGGCCCTATAGCCTGGATGTATGCTCCGCCTGCATCCGACCAGCTATTCGAGCGCGAGTTAAGGATTCGGGCTATTCCTCTCTTGTGAAGCTCATTCTTGAGCACCGGATGAGTCCTTGATCATCTCGATAAACTCAGCCATGGCGGTGTAGTCGCCGTCGGCTACATCCTGGTACCGGCCCAGGGCGTCGTAGCGGTCCTTGGCGAAGTAGGGCGGGCTGGGCTGGAACAGAGCGCGCCGGGACGGCGGGTCAGTCCGGTTGGTGATGGCATAATATCCGACGACGTCAGCCTGGGCGCACATGTAGTGGGCGATGTCGACCCAGCGGTCTCCGCCCACGAGCGCGGGCAGAACTTGCTCTTCACCCTCCTGGTCATCTCGGACCATCGACTGAGCCACGATGATGGAATTGAATGGGGCGTCGTAGATGCGGTCCAGGAAGCGCATGAACTGGTTCTGCCACTTCTGGTGATCCTGAAGGCCTGGGATGTCGAGGTCGCGCGTCGACTTCAGGGCGTTCTGGTATTTCAGGATGCCACGAAGCTGGAGCCGTTGCATCTTCGTGATGCTGTCGACGATCAGCCAGTCTTCCGGCCCCATTGTCTGCTCAGCCTTGACGATGCCGGCGATGCAGTGCTCCCAGTCGGTAGCTCGCATCAGCTTAGCCTGGCTACCGGAGCGCTTGGCTGCGATGACGCCGGACTCGGTGCTCAGAAAGGTGGAGTTGGGAGCGCCACCGGTCAGCGAGGTCTTGCCGTGACCGCTGGGGCCATAGATGAGGATGTTGGAGGACTCGTTGAAGCTAGTCAGCTCCTCGATCTCGATATCGACAGTCGGTATGTCAATTGCTACCGGATCGTCACGATCCTGCTTCGCCGTTGTCGACTTCGCACGCTGACCCCTGCGCGCTGCCGTCGGTGTTCCCCTCGGGGGCATTGTGTCTCCTGACCTTCCACATGATCCTGATGTTAGCTAGCTCGGCTTCTTCTTCGGTGCAGGGGATGTACATACCAGGGAGGTCGGTGTCCGGGACTTCGATGTCCTGGTCTGGCGTGTCGTCCCATCCGATAATCGTCTCGGTCTTCCATTCTCCTCCCCACTTCTGGAATAGAATCTGGCGCTCGATCTCCTCGCACAGTTCATACCCTTCAGACATTACGTTCTTCTGAGTGGGATCCGTAATGTAGATGCGCTCGTACTCCTGGAGCGCAAGCTTGTCCTGGTACAAAGCCATGGGGATGCTAGCGAAGACCCCGTATTTCTTGTGGTCACTCGCTGGCGGACTTGATGGGGTCTCGCTCATATGGATTCCTCTGCACGAACTGCGACCGGGAGAATTCGAGCCAGGCGCTCCCACCCCGCTCGTGTAGCTTACACATGTCAAAGAATGTGCACCACGTACAATCCCTGGTCGTGTTCTTGGTAATCGGTAGCTCGCCGGAGCGAACCATAGCCATGATACTAGCCTCTTCGGCTATCCGGTCAAGCTGATTCACCTTCTCCTTCTCGGTGCGAAGGACGATCTCCCGTACGAAAGCCGGAGCAGGCTGTCGCTTACTGATAGTGCCGTCCTTGTTGAGCGAATTGCCGCCTGCGTCCTTCTCGCGGTCGTCGGGCATTGACTTCCGGAGGAAGTTGTAGTTGATACCGGCGATCTTCTCGTTCGGCTTCAGCCAGCCTTTGGCCCGGCATATCTGAGAGGCCACAGCCCAGTAGGCGCCAGCCTGGTCATCGAGCGCGAGATAGGCAGTGCTGATCTGGGCAGCGGTCTTGTGCTCCATCAGGTAGATGTTGCCGTCACCCTCGTCTCGGTACACACCGTCGAAGGTGGACTTGAACAGCGCTACCGGTTCTCCCTGCCGAAGCAGGTTCACAGCGAACGGCTGCTCTACCGCTAGCACATGCCAGTCTGGGTCCTTGCCGAAGGTGTTGACGTACTCACAGAGCATGGCGACGCCGAGCGTGTGGGCGTCCTCGTACTTCGGCTCGTCGTACCATTCGGCGTTGGTAGGCAGCGCGGCCTTGATCTCGCGCAGCTCGTCGGTGCAGTACTGCTCGAAGGTATCAGCCGGGTGCGGACCACGCTTCTTGCCCTTTAGATACCACTCGGCCAGAGCGTAGTGGACGCCGATACCGAACCAGAGCGCATCAGGCGTCTCGCCCTTCGGGGTCAGGCCCATACGGTAGGCCCAGTACCATTGCTGCCAGCAGCGCTTGAACGACTTGCGCTCAGACGTGTGTAGCTCAGGAAGCATCGGAGGCTTCCCTGATGACCCTCTCGACTACCTTCCAGAATTCCTTGGCGTCACAGTCGATACTGTGCTCGTCCACGTACCATTGGAGGTATCCCTCTGTGATGTGGTTGTGGTGATCCTCGACGGCGCGCTTGATGGCCTCAAGTAGCTCCATGGTAGCCTGGAACTTTCTAGTTGAAGTGACGTGCGGTGATCCACTGCTCCCAGTCGCCGGGCTGAACCAGGGACATGTCGGCAGCTGGGCTCAGCTTGTCGGTAGAGGGATTTGCCAGGCCAGCCTTGAAGTAGGCCCAGGACGCGAGCGACGAGCAAACTACGTGGTCGGGAGTACGACCGTGCCAGTTCTCTTTCCACAGGTCCGGTATGTGGAGGTCTTCGAGAGCGTCTTCCGCTATGGCAGGCCAGTCGTAGGAGGTGCCGAGCATAGCCTCGACCACGCTGGTCACGACGAAACGCTGGCTGTCGTCCTTGGGCTGCCGGAAGTTTGTGACAGTGTAGGGGTTGTCGAGGTAGGGCTGGGCGTCGGCCCAGGCGACCCCGCCAGGCTGAGCCTGAATACAGCGCCACTGCCCGCCAGCTGTACGGTGGTGCATGATGGCGACGTGGTTGTCGAGGTCGGCGATACCGCGTAGCCGCGCGCCGAACCTGATCAGAGATGCAAAAGTGCCAGGCAGACGGACAACCATCACGTCTCCTGGCAAAGCGATCTTCTGGGTCACGCCGTCCTCCTACTGGAGTGCCCTGACCTGGCTTCCCCTGCCCTGCGCACACTAGGCAGGGGTTGTTGTCTTGGGGAGACAGCCAGGTCAGGGCACGTGCTGGGGCCTAGAAGGGAGCGGAAGCCGCAGCAGGCTGCCGACCGCGCCGAGGCGCAGGCTTGGCCGTGCTGGAGGTCGAGGTGGTCGCGGCCTTGCGAGCCGGAGCCTTCGGCTTCGGCGCTGCCGTGGTCTCGGCCTTGGCAGCTGCAGCCTTCGAAGCACGAGCCGTCTCCTGGCGCTCCTTCTGCGCGGCCTCGCGCTCGGTGGCGCGCTCCTCCTTGCGGGTCCGGTTGAACTCCGAGGCCTGGAAGGCGTGGTAGCACAGCGGGCCCAGAGCGGCCACCCGGTCGGCGTCCATCTTGTCGATGTCGCCGACGTTGGAGCGCAGCCACTCGGCGAAGTCGAGCTGGGTCGCGGTCAGGTCCTTCGAGGCGTACAGGGTGAAATCACGCTCGTCCGAGCCGGTCTCGACCGGCTCCGCGACAGCGGCTCGTCCTCTGGGCATGGTGATCTCCTTAGTCGGTTTTGCCGGTTCTGCCGGTGTTTCTGTAGTAGATACCTGACTATACTTCCTGGGGGCAGGTTGCGCTACCCTTTTGCCAGGAATTCTTGGCTGCTTCGCCCACTCACGTGCAAGCGCCTCTTGGTATGGCAGCTTGTCTGGCCCGAAGCCGGTCAGCGAGGCCATGATACTGGCATCGCCAGGGCTGCTGCCAGCTCCGAATTGGTAAGGTGCCTGGCTGATCTAAGCATCAGCTCCCAGTCCATTCCGACGCCAGGCGGATCGCTAGACTCGATCCAGGCCTTTCGGCTGTTCAGGTAGACCCTGATCGAGGAATGGGGGTCTTCTATAGCTCTTTGCAGCGTCCTCAATAGCGTAGCCATCTAGGCCTGCCTTTCCGTAGCTCCTTGTTGAGTTCGAGCAACTCAAGCGTCATGTTGCATTGAAGGATCAGCCGTTCGCCCCGCGCTCTCAAGATGAGGCCAGAGGTGCCGAACCGAGAGAAGTTTCGGTGCTGTCGGTACGTCTCGTCCATCGAGGCCGCAACGGCGTCTTCTATCATCCACTTCAGCCGGACGTACCGCCACCACTGTATCACTTCTTGCCGCCACCCTTGCCACCGCCGAACGGGTGG